TCAACACTTACTCCATCCACATGCTGCACAAGTTACGCATCCTTCTTTGTAAACCAAAGAATTTGAAGAACATTCTGAACACACTTTGTCAGATGTTGATTTTACGCCGTCAGGAATATAACCCTTTAATACTCTGGCCAATACTCTTGAAAAACTTTGCATATCGCTGTACTTGTCTTTCTGGAGTTGCTCTACCATGTATTGAACAGGCACACCATGACGAAGAGCCAATGATAACGACCTCGTAAATGCTCCATGATTTGGATTGGAAAACAATTCGACAATGTCCTTGAAAACAAGATTGTCATCATCTCCTACTGGTATTTGGAGATTGTAGGTCGCAACACCATCTTTTTTACCATTCTTTATAAGCGTTCCTGTCTTTGCCTTCTTTGGAACCTCTACATGGTGTGATAACCCACAGAAAATCTCGTATGGCTTTCCTTCGAGTCGGCCGACCAACACCAGATATGATTCCTGACCTTCAGAACCCTTTACGTTAATTCTGTGAATATCACATGGTAATTCCTTAGGACGCTTGGGGGCGTGGCTTTCTACCATAGTTTCCGGTTGACTATCGGAATCAACCTTCTTCGTCTCCTTTGGTGGATCCTGAACCAGGACGCCTGTACGACATCCATCACGATAAACGGTAAAACCCTTGCATCCAGCCTCCCAAGCAGCCATATAAACGTCGGCTACAACTTCTCGAGTTACATCGTTGGGAAGATTGCAGGTCTTTGAGATAGCATGACAAACCCACTTTTGAGCAGCGGCTTGGAGTTTGACAGACATAGGCCAATCAACATCATTGCTTGTTGCCTTCCAGTAAGGTGATTCAGAGATTTGATCATCTGTCTTGCCTGTGGCATCCATCCACTTCTTGAATCCATGGTGATATACTTTATACTCTTGCCACTTATCGCCGAGTTGATCGACGAAATCTACTCTTGAAAGAGTATCATTAGGATTGATTTTCTTACGACGTGTATATGAAAGAAGGTATGCAGGTTCAATTCCGCTTGTTGTTTGCGTAAGGCAAGAGACAGAACCAGCAGGGGCGGTTGTTGTCAGAGCAATGTTACGACGTCCATATTTTGCCCAATCAGCTTGCAATGATGCATCTGATTCCATGATTCTTGCAAGAAATGGACTTGTCTTTTCAGATTTCCAATCATAAACAGGAAAAGTTCCTCTGTCTTTAGCCATATCAACAGTAGAACGATATGCAGACAATGCAAGAACTTTATATATTTCTTCTGTTTTACTGACAGACTCTTGAGTTCCATATGTAACACCAATTGCTGCAAGCGCATCGCCAATACCTGTAATTCCTAATCCTGTTCTTCGAGCGCCACTGGCAGCTTTACGAATTTTTTGCCACAATTCAATTTCAGGACGCTTTACAGCGTCTGATTCAGGATCTGAATTAATCTTAGAAAGAATTGAGTCAACAGCTTCGATTTCAAGATCAACAAGGTCATCCATCAGTTTCTGTGCTTTTGCCGAAACGTTCTTGAACTTCTCAAAATCAAATGAAGCAGTAGGAAGGTAAGCATCATTTGCAAACTTTGCGAGATTAATGAGAAGAAGACGGCATGAATCATAGGGGCTGAGAATAAGTTCTGCACAAGGATTAGTTGAAACATTGCCATAACCTACATGCTCATATGCCTGTGTAGGAGTCATTTTCTTTACAGTATCCCAGAAAAGAAGTCCGGGTTCTGCCGACGTCCATGCAGCATCAATGATTTGATTCCAAAGTTCACGTGCCTTAACGACTTTCGTGATCTTTGCTTCTTTAACTGAAAGGTCAACAGGCCAACGAAGTGTAAAGTCGGAATCTTCTTTTACAGCGTTCATAAACTCATCGGTAAGACGAACTGAGATGTTTGCACCTGTTACCTTCTTCAGGTCACGTTTAATATTGATAAATGTCTCGACCTCGGGATGCATCACAGAGATCGTAAGCATCAATGCGCCGCGGCGACCACCTTGAGCAACCTCACGGCACGTGTTAGAGAATCTCTCCATGAATACTCCGATACCATCCGTTGTACCGGCGGCGTTGGCCGTTGCAAGACCCTTTGGACGAATTGTGGAAACATCGAAACCAACACCACCACGGCGTTTCATGATCTGTGCCTGTTCCTGATCGGTGAATAGGATTCCACCGTAGGAGTCCTGAGGAGAATCAATAACGAAGCAGTTTGATAGTGATTGAAGCTTATACGGATTACCCATCGCAGACATGGGTGAACCTTGAGGAACAACTGCACCAATACCGCGAGACTCAGAGGCCAACTGTTCCAAAGTCATTGTTGACATTTTTGTTGCATCGAGATGATCAACATCAGCGAGCAAACCAAAAATCTCATTTTCGCCCAGAGGATTAGGATATTTTGCTTCAATACGAGCAAATTCACGAGTGAGGCGAAGATGCATATCTGTTGGAGTCTTTTCCAGAAGATTGCCATTCGAATCACGCAGCGCATACTTGGAAACGAATACAGACGCAGCCAATTCATCTCCTGCAAAATATTCAAGCGTTGCTTCATATGCTTCGTTGTAAGTGTAAGTTTTCATTTGTTTCTCCGCTTCAATCCACTGAGGTTCATAACTATACTTCAAAATTTTTCGTTGTTACTTACTGGAAGAAAATTCAGATTTCAGTTCTTTCCATTTCGCCCGCAAAGCCTTCTTTTGCTCGGCTTCATCTGTTGCAGCTATTTCTTCTGGCGCATCCGCTGCACCTGTCACTTCAAATTTACTTTGCGCAGTATTTATCTTGATAGGATAAACAAGGCCATCTCTTCCTGCTCTGTTTTTTGCGACGAAGAGCCGACCCCAACCTGAGGCTTTTTCGTGAGCCCTTCTGGAAACTGATACAATGAAGTCACAGATCATGGCCTTTCCATACGCCTCTGACATGTTGGTCATGTCAATAATCTCACTATTAGCACCCTCCTTGTTAGATTGAGATGCTGTCCAAATTGGAACAGCCAACTCCATTGCAAGACTTCTAAGCTCTTCATAGACAAGTTTTAGTTCATGCCGAAGAGAATCGAACTGACGGGTTGATCTCATGATATCGGCATAATCAATGATGATGATGTCAGGTTTGAAACCTTTTAGGTCAAGTCTTTCGATGTGAGAACGAATAGTGAAGATGGACGCTGTATTAGTAGGATATTCTTTGATGTATAAACGGCCGAGGTTCATGTTTTTGTATTTCTCGACGATCTCTTCCTTACGATCCATAACCTCGTTGGAATCCATATCACAGAGGTTAGAATCGTAACGAATACCTACAGCTGTTTCAGACAACTCAAAAGTATAGTGAAGGACATTCTTACCTTCACGGAGGGCATTAGCACCAATCATGGTAAGCCAATGTGATTTTCCTGAACCGCTGCTTCCAACAACACACAAAAGTTCTCCTTTGCCAGAACCGCCATTGAGAATTTCTTTTTTATCTAAATCAGGTAAACCTGTCGGAACAGTGTCACGTTTAAGCCGTGTAAACCTTGCGTCCATCTCGTTAAAAAAGTCATGACCGACAGAGGGGGCTGTTCCAACTTGAACGGCTTTTCTAATTGATTCAACTATCGATTCGTACTTGTTGGCAGCCATTTGATCGACAGCATCCTCAAGGGCCTTCTTGAGAGCCTGCTTCCGACAGAACTCAAGAGACTTCTCTCTAACGAACTGAAGATCTCCTGGATCGGGATTGGCCTTCATCCGCTGAAGGTATTCGATGATTTGATCGCGAAGAATGATATCGGTCCCTACTTTCAAATCTTCTCTAATGATTGTCACGAGAAGTTGAAGCGTTGGGAAGACCTTGTATTTCTTTGAATAAGAAAAGTATCGATCAGCTAGAAATTGAAGATACTTTAGTTCAAAGTAAGAAGTATCAAAAACTTCCATCATTTGCTCAGCGAACTTAGAATCCGTAAGCAAAGCCTGCATGATTTTTTCTTGGAAAGACTTACCATAAGAACCAAATGTCAGCTTGGTTCCATTTAGTTTATTTTCATTTTCGGACATGTTATTCTCCCGTTACAGTTCGAATGCCTTCAACACAGTTGAAAGAATAAAAGAACTCTTCGGCATCAAAATCGCTGATTCCCTCTTTTACTAGGGACTTGATAAGACCAATCTTATTGACTCGCGGAACGAATGTATCGATCGCATGTTGCACCTTGGAAATCTGTGAAGCGGATAACATGCTGCCATCAAGATAGACAAGACGCCAGTTTCTTTCTAAATCTGATTGATTTTCAAGTATTTTTTTATAAACCGTAGATTCTCCGGCGTGTGTTTGGCAAAATGACACAATATCTTCCACAAGAATCTCAGATTCTGTTCCAAGGAATGGAAACTTTTTCGCGATTGTTTTAAAACCTAAACCTTTTATACCAGGAATGTTATCACCAGGATCGCCACATAAAGCTTTAGCCAGGGCAAAATTGTGTGATCTTACTCGAAATTCTTCAAAGATGTCATCCTGCGTGAGCACTTTCTTTTTGTGTAATGAATAAATGTTTGTGTTTGAATTAAGCAGTTGATACATGTCTTTATCTGAAGACACGATAACTTTATCATGAACCTTAAATGGTCCTGAACACAAAAAAGCAACAATGTCGTCGCCTTCGCAATCTGATGCATATACCTGACAAACAGGTGTGAATTTTAATATATTGAGTAGTGAGACAAGCTGGTGCTTTCTATTTTCATCAGATTCAGGTATGTCATCTCCGTAGAATCTATTAAGTTTTTCTGGGCGACGGCCTAACTTATAGTCAGGATAAATGGCACGACGGCGGGTCGAACCTCCCCCCTCCCATGCAACATATACTTTTATAGGTTGAATTTCTGAAACGATTCTTCTAAGAGTCTTTAGAAAACCTACACAGCCGCCCATTTGATATCCATGAGAAGACATCTGCGGATATGCTGCCCATGATCTGATAAAAAGATTCTGACCATCAATGATAAGGATAGGTCTAGACATAAATAACTTATATACAAATAAATCAATCAGTACACAATTGAAGATTGTTTTAATATTTAGAAACCATGAGCCAAAGATTATTACGTGAGTACCTCGGCCTGATGATTGAAAAAGTTCGTTCAAAGAAAAAAGTAAAAACCAGATTTGGAGGAACCAAATTTGATTTTGAAGAATTTAAGTCATTGCCAAGCGAATCTATTATGCAGGCTTATGCTATGAATTATTTAGAACCTTTAGGTCAAGGAAGTTCAAGAATAGCTTTTGTATTGACACCTAAAAAAGTATTAAAGATAGCTAGGAATGAAAAAGGTGTGGCTCAAAACAAAGCTGAATTAGAAGTGTACACAGATCCTGCAACTGCAAATATGTCAACAAAGATTTATGAAACAGATGACATGGGAAGGTGGATGATATCAGATCTCGTAAGACCAATAAACAACGTCAAGGAATTTGAAAATATGACGGGGGTTCCCTGGCAGGAATTTGTCGAAGATTTAACGGCCACCATATCGGCGTTCGCAAGAAAATCAGGTTTACAGCTTAGAGCTAGCGCACCTAAATTCACACAAAACGTTATTACGATGGCCGAAAAAGGAAAAAACAGGCTCAAACTCGCAGACTTAACTGTGCTGGATCATTGGGGTAAAACGCCTGATGGAAACGTCGTCTTGCTCGATTATGGATTCACAGAAGACGTTGCCACCAAACATTATCCTTCGAAGACGCAACCAGTTCAAGATGCACCTACTGGAAGATAATTACCTTTTTCCTGTAGATCCAAATCCTCCTTCACCTCGAGATGTTGTCTGTAGGTTATCTGTTGGCTGGAATATCCCTCTAAAAACTCTTGAAAATACCATCTGGGCAATCCTATCACCTTTATTGATGACAAATTCTTCGTCGCCTGTGTTCAACAGGATGACCTTAATTTCTCCTCTATAATCCTCATCAATAGTTCCTGGTGTGTTAAGCACCGTAATTCCATATTTCGCTGCAAGACCTGACCTTGGACGAACTTGTGCTTCAAAACCAGGGGGTAGTTCTATTTTCAACCCAGTAGAAACCATGGCTCGGCGACCAGGTCGAATTACGGTGCTTTCGTTAGCGTACAAATCACATCCTGCTGATCCTTGTGTTTGATACTTTGGAACAAGATTCTCGTTGTCTACTTCACAACGAATCCAAAATATATCACTCATCTGTTGTTCCTCCTTCACCATCACCTTCACCTGAAGGTTCGCCTCCAACTGTTACTAAAGCAGAATCAATAGCAGTCAAAAGATAGTTACGATATTTCTCATCCTTCAACATTTCACCAAACTCTGACTTGTAAAACTTTTTTTCTATCATCACTTCTCCTGTTTTTGAATTGATGACTGACAATTCCTTCCACGCACCATCACCTGTAATATTGATTTCAAGCCCATCTCTATTTACAGGACCATTGGCTTTACAATGTGAACGAACCTCATCAAAGAGGTATTCATCCTCAACAATACCTTTACCAAAGATGATATCAAATTCTAACTTTCTGAACGGAGCGGCCACCTTGTTCTTCTTGATCGTAACTGTCGTGTGGATGCCAATAGGATTGCCGGCCTTGTCCTTGACCTGATTACCGCTTCCTAAACGAATACGAACTGAAGAATGAAATGGAATTGCCTTGCCACCGGGTGTTGTCGCTGGATCTCCATGCATGACACCAATGTTATCACGAAGCTGATTAATACAGAGCAGCGTCACATTGTTCTGACCAATGACGCCTGTGATCTTACGCATGCCTTTGGAGATTGCACGGGCCTGAAGACCGATTGAATTTTGGTCATAATCACCGTCCAATTCGGCCTTTGGAGATGTTGCAGCCACTGAATCCCAGATGACAAGGATAGGAATGTTCTTCTCCAGGACCTGCTTCGCCTTTGTAATTGTAGATTCGATGATGGAAAATACCTCTTCCGTGCAGTGCGAATCACAATAAACAAATCGCTTACGAACATCGACACCCATGTCTGCAAGTTTTTGAACGGGTGTGGCATTCTCGGTGTCTATATAAACAACTAATCCGCCTTGTTGCTGCACCATAGCAGCGGCATGATATGCCAAATGTGATTTGCCCGAGGAGGGCAATCCGCTAATCTCAATAATGCGGCCTTCAGGATAACCTCCACCAACAGCGTTGCGAATAGCATAATTCAGCTGAATTGAGCCTGTGTCAATCCATCGCTTGACGACCGTCGGCGCATCCATCTCCGAAAGATTATAGGCAATTCTTTGTCCAAATTCTTTGTTGATTGATGAAATCAAGTCTTTCATCATGCTATCGACTTCTGACTTCTTCGTTACAACTTCAGTGTCATCATTCTTTTCTCTTTTTGCCATAATAGATTATCCTTTAAAAGCAACAAATAGTTCAAACGCCGAAGGTTTCTTCGGCGTTTGAATTCAAAAGCAATATTTCAGTCGTCGCCCATCAGATCAGCGAATGCATCGTCAAGGCTTTGTTTCTTTGGCGATGCCTCATCATCGGGCTTCTTTACCTTCTTTGGCTTCTCAGTTGTAGATCCCTTGACTTCAGCCACGAGGTCGGCCAAAGCATCGGTTTGTGCAGGTCCTCGTGTTGTTTCAACCGTTGGTTGCTCCTCAGTTGAGCCCCCATTAAGCCAATTGTTAAGAACAGCTTCAATCTCCTGCGTCGACTTGAGACGGTACATGTCGTCGATGTTTGGAATATTCTCCAACCATGTCGCCATGGTCTTTGAATCCTCATGAAGCTTTGAAGGACGACGAGCAGGGTCTACCATCGTGTCGTTGAACTGCTTTCCCTGCGCCTTCGTAATCGTGACCTTTAGGTCAAACCCCTGGTTGGGATCAAGGATGTCACCTACCTCTTCATCAAGGAAGAAACCAAGCATACGTTGGTAGACGATCTTGCCAAATGACCAGACCTGTACACCCTTATCCTCCTCACCGCGGACGATGACAGGAGCATAACAACGCATCTTTGGTGCGAGCTTCTTGGCCAACGTTCTATCATCCGGCTTTCCGCTGCTGTACAGCTTACGAATTAAATCATTAATTGGATCTGGCTTTCCAAACTGGTTTGGAGCAAGAATTCCTGCGTTGTCACCAATGTAGTAGAACCACCTCTCCATAAAAGGTTGTCCCTCGGCTGCATTCTTCCAAGGTAGACATCGTACCTTGTGCTCGCCTAGACCCGGCTTCCACATCTGAACAGAAGATGTCTTCTTCACACCACTGAGCTCAGCCACACGTCGCTTGATTGCTTCTAGATCGATTGCCATGATATTTTCCTTTTCCGTTTCCGCTGTGAATGAATAATTTAGATCGCCTGCAACATGCAGATGATGTCCTTGTTAGACATTCAAGTCTTTTGTCAACCTAAACTGAACGAGGTTGGTTGTATAGCTTTTATAATTTCCTGACAAGTTTTGCACGATGCCTTTGATCAGGCAGAACAAATTACTTTTCATGTTGAATTCCGCTTCCTCATCCGCGTCGATCG